ATGTTTGGCGACCTGCCTGACTTCCCAGGTTCTCGTGTTCCTAAGAATCGCCCCTCTTCTAAAAAACAAAACTCATTATTAAACGATCGCTTTAATGGCGCTCGTTACAAGATCTATCGGATCAGTGGAGAAGACATGCAAATGTTTACCATTGGTCAGTTAGCAATTGCTATAAACCGAAAGCCCGTAACAATTCGTATGTGGGAGTCACGTGGGTGGATACCTAAAGCCACTTATCGTACGCCTGCTCCGAAGACTGCACAGATCCCTAACAAATCTGTAAAAGGACGGAGGCTTTACAGCAGGACTCAGGTAGAGTTTCTACTTGAAGCAATACAGACCTTCAAACTAGACACTGCGCAAGCAGACTGGGCGGGGTTTGCAAATCACACATCAAAAAACTATCCAAAGTAACTCACAGAAAGAAAAACGATGCCATTTAATGAATTTGAAGATGACGAGCAGGAATTCCAACCTGTCGTTCGTAAGAAGCCAGCCCAACAAACTGGTAATGCAGAAATTAACCGTAAGCCACGTCCAGCAATCGTTCTTGAAGAAGACGGTGAAGAAACCCCGAAAGTACGCAAAGTCGTACGAAGCGGTTGGAGTGGTGTTGACTCCGTAAAGACTGGTGACAGTAACTATGCTGTCCGCCTTAAGTTGAGCGAAGACACACAGATCATTCGCTTCATTGGTGATGCCCCATACGCTTCGTATGGTCAGCATTGGCTTGAGCGTTCTGGTCAGAAGTCGTTCGTTTGTATCGGTGAGGATTGCCCACTTTGCAAAGCAGGCAATCGCCCATCCAAGCGTCACAACTTCAACGTTGCACTTCTCACCGAAGGTGAAGAGCCAGCGCTCCGTTCATTGGAAATTGGTCCACGAGTAATTGACCAGTTGAAGAACTTCCACAACAGCGACCGCACAGGTCCTCTTGATAAGCACTACTGGGCTATCTCACGCACAGGTAAGGGCGCAACATCGTCCACCTTGCTTCAGATGGTCAAAGCGGCTGACCTTGAAGAGTGGGGTCTTGCAGTGATTACACCTGAGCAACTCGCTGAACTTACAGAGAGTGCATATACCGAGGAGATCATCCAGGTCCCTTCTAAGCGTGATTTGATGCAGATCGCATCAGAAGAACTCGGCTTTGACAAATAAGCCGTGACCACAACTAACGACAATGACATGGGGCGCCAAGCGCCCCATGTTGTGTCTACCATCGCAGAACTACATGAACTCATCTCAGTTATCCAAAACGTTGGGGCTTTTGCGTTTGACATTGAGTCCCGTGGAATCCTTGATCGCCATCCCGACCTTCTTGAACACATTGAAAAGGAATGGAAAGCGCATGTCGCAAAACTCAAGAACCCTTCCCCCGACATCGCTCGTAAAGCACGGGAGAAAATAGAAGGCGATTACCGCAAGATGCTTGCGCTTGATCCTTTGCGCAACGAAGTCTTTTGGTTAGGCATTGCTACTAAAGGTCACTCATGGGCAATTCCTATGGGTCACAGCCGTGGCTCCATCTTGGTGCCCGAAGAGATTGGTGACGGTACTACTGTCCCACCTGAGGGTTACCGAAAGGTTCTTAAGAGTGGTCAAGAGTCCACCGCTAAGGCTCGTTACCACATCCCAGCGCAATACTCACCAGTACCTGAGCAACTGTCTCGCTCCGTTGTACTTGAAGAGTTGCGCCCTTTGTTTTTTAGTGACTTGATTAAAGTTGGGCACAACGTGAAGTTTGATGCTCGCTCATTGAGCAAGTACTACAACGAAGTCCCGTCTAATCCATTCAGGGACACCATGCTCTTACAGCACGCCATCAATGAGAACTTGATGTCTTATTCACTTGAAAGTTTGATCCAACATAACTATGACAAGCACAACGCCTATTCCCGTGAAGGTAAGTTGGGCAAGATCATTGATGAGGTTCCATTTGATTCAGCGGCTCGTTATGTACACCTTGATGCCCGTTGGACATGGATGCTTTATGAGCGTCTGTCTAATTACCTCCAGCACCATAATGACCTGACCCGAGTTGTTGAACAAGACTCCGCAGTGCTTCGTGTCCTCATGCAGATGGAGAACGAAGGCATCCCAGTAGACCATCTCCAGTTAAAGATTCTTGGTAAGGAACTAGACGGGAAGATGCGAGACACTCTGTTGGAGTTGTCCAAGTACGCACCCGTTGGGTTCAACCCTGATTCCACAAAGCACAAGCAAGCGTTCTTATTTAACAAGAAGCGTGAAGGTGGATTAGGACTAAAACCTTTTAAGGAGACCAAAGGTGGAGCGCCATCAGTAGACGAAGAGTCATTGAAGCGCCTGGAATCCAAGCACCCAGCGATTACGTTGCTCTTGCAATGGTCTGAAACTCAGAAACTTAAATCAACTTATGTTGACGGACTGTTGCCTAAGTTGTCCAAGGGTCGTTTGCACCCGTCATACAACCTGCACCGAACTGCTACAGGTCGTCTGTCTGCGTCTAATCCGAACCTACAGAACATCCCACGTGAGTCCAGTATTCGTAGCCTTTTTATTGCTCCCGAGGGTTACACCTTGATGGTGGCTGACTACGACCAGATTGAACTCCGAGTCATGGCGATGTTCTCTAAAGATCCTGAGTTGATCCACATCTTCAATAATGACATTGACATTCACGCAGGTGCGGCGGCTCTGTTGTTTGGCAAGGATGTTTCAGAGGTAACTAGCGAAGAACGCCAAATTGGTAAAGGTGTGAACTTCTTGACCGCTTACGGCGGTGGCTATATGAAACTGGCTCGCACTACAGGTATCCCTGAGGATCGTGCCAAATACATGATCAACCGCTACTACGAGCAGTTTTCAGGACTAACCCAGTGGAAGCGCCATGTTGTGTCCCAAGCCCGTGCCAAAGGCTATGTAACCACCCTGACAGGGCGCAGACGCCGTTTGCCCGATATCAAGTCCACAGACGATGAGAAGCGCTCCAGAGCCGAGAGACAGGCTATTAACGCTGTGGTCCAAGGCAGTGCGGCTGATATCTGCAAGATTGCCATGATTGATATTGAAAAAGCCCTCCAAGGAACTGACACTAAGATGTTGGTACAGGTTCATGACGAAATCGTGACCGCCGTACCAGAGGACTCTTGGGAGGAAATCATGCCACGTTTTATTGAAGCCATGGGTGACGGTGTCATGTTGCGTGGCGTACCACTTAAAGTGTCTTGCAACGTTGCACATAACTGGGCAGACGCTAAATAATGCAAGAGATAGAACAGCGTAACTTCTACCTTATGCTGTCTGTCCCTGACGGGCAGGACTACGCCAACACTATGGGGTTTTCACCACCATCAGAAGATGTAAGAGAAGTGGAATACGCAGATGTACTGTCCCGATGGGGCGTCTTTATTGCTACTGACATTTACAATGAAATCTTAGAAGGCGCTAACTGGTTTGCTGATCTACTAGAGAAATCGGATAAACTAGTGTCCCCTAAAGATGAGATTGTTGCCATATTGACAGTGTTTGGTATGGCTGCCGTTAACAAACTTGCGGATTCAGAGAGAATTTTAATAATGTTAGACAACCTGATGGAAAGGGATGACGATGAGTGACTGGTGGAGTAAAAAGATTGCAGGGGAAAAACCAACAGCACCTCGCACGTATGCAACACCCCCAACTTCTCCTGTTCTAAATTTCCCTGTTGCACAACCACAACAGCAAGTACAACAGGGTAACCAAGAGTTATTAGACCCTAATCGTTTACCGACTGACCAACTAAACATGAGTGATGCAATTCGCTTGTGGAAAGGTGGAGAAGCGGCTCGTAAAGAAGGCAACTCAACTTGTCCTGAATGCGGAAGTATTTATGTATTTAGCCGTGTAGGACGAGGATCAAACAGTATGATCAACGGAGCACAGCCAGCACCACGTTGTTATGCGTGTGGTTGGAACGGCAGATTTTCACAAGGCGACGGATCTAGTTGGGGAGTTTAAATGACTGATTACGAATCACTCAATTCAATCATCAATGCGATGAACAAGAAGTACGGAGACGGCACGCTCGTTAAGGGCAGTTCCGTTCGTGAGTTAATGCCTCGCATCACCACAGGCATTCTTGCTTATGACCTCATGCTTGGTGGAGGCTGGCCTGCTAACCAGTGGAGTGAAATCATTGGTGAAGAGTCTTCAGGTAAGACTGCACTTGCTTATAAAACTATTGCGGCTAATCAAGCCCTTGACCCAGACTTTACAGCGCTTTGGATTGCGGCTGAAGAATACGTACCTGATTATGCCAAGAGCATTGGTGTAGACCTTGACCGTTTGTGGGTCGTTGAGTCCAACATCATGGAACAGGTTTATGACCTTGTCATTAAAGCACTGGACAACCGTGCCGTTGACATGATCGTGATTGACTCACTCCCTGCTCTCGTACCAAGTGACGAGTCAGAAAAGATGATGGAAGAGTTCACTGTAGGTCTTGGTGCTCGCCTCACAGGTAAGTTCTTCCGCAAGTCTTCTAAGTCACAGAAGCGCTCACTGATTCATGACGAGCGCCAGTGCACAGGCATTATGATCAACCAGTGGCGTGAAAAGATTGGTGTGATGTGGGGAGACAACCGCACTACCCCAGGTGGTAAGGCTAAGAACTTCCATTACTTCTGCCGTGTTGAAGTAAAGCGTGACGAGTGGATCAAAGCCAAGGACGAGACCGTAGGTCAAACGATCAAGGCTCGTACCATGAAGAACAAGACGTACCGCCCACAACAAGTTGCTGTAGTTGACTACTACTTTGCAGATACCACAGGATTCAGTCGTGGTGAGTATGACACTGTAAAAGACGTTGTCAACATTGCAATTGCTTATGAGTTGGTTACCCGTGCAGGTGCCTACTACTCCTACGGAGACCAAAAGTGGCAAGGTAAAGACGGAGTGCTTCAAGCAGTTCGTGAAGACCTTGACCTGCGAGACAAGATCACTAAAGAAGTGTTTGCAAAGTTTGGTCTTGAATGATCCTTGGTGGTGACGACCGCAAAGCCATTAATAAGACATCCAAGAAACAGGAACAGCGAAGCGCTAAGTCCTATAAAGGAAGTCGTAATGCAGGATCAGGATCAGGTTGGTTGCGTAAGAATGATGTACGCACTGCCGATATCTTGATTGAGAACAAGTTCACCACCAACACCAAACAAATAACCATTAAACATAAAGACCTATCGGAGTTAGTTGAACGTGCCATCTTGGAAGATCGCCTTCCTGTATTGCAGTTTGACCTTAACAACCGTAGGTACGTGATAATTACTGAAGATGATTTTCTAGAGATGAGCGGGATAAACGATGACTGAAACACCATGGCACTTACAGGAATATAAAAAGGCTCTTACCAGCAAAGGTAAGGTCATTCCTATTGTGCAGGCTCAGTTAATCAAAGAGCGCTTATCATCTACACGAGACACTGCTCACCTACACCCAAGCGAGATTGCTAAGAAGGATTGGTGCCCTCGTTCGTCTTGGTACACCATCAAGGGTTATGAGAAAGAAGACGAGAAGTTTGCGTTCCAACGACTGAACGTCTTTGCAGAAGGTCACGCTATCCACGCCAAGTGGCAGGGTTGGCTTCGTGACGCAGGCGTTCTCCATGGGACATGGCAATGTAAGAACGATATTTGTAGTCACAAATGGGTGGATTTGAGTCCACAAAAGTGCCCGTCATGCGGAACCCCTGGTCCTATCTATCGTGAAGTTCCCGTAACCAACGATCAGTTTCATATCCTTGGGCATGCTGACGGTATTGTCAACAACGGGAAAGAAGAGCCATTTCTTATTGAAATCAAGAGCGTTGGCGCTGGCACCATCCGTTTTGAGAGTTATGACATATTTAAAGAGTCTGAAGGTAAACCTGATGAGATGTGGAAACGCATCCGTCAACCGTTTCAGTCTCATGTTCGCCAAGCCATGCTGTACATGTACTGCACAGGCATTCATACCATGGTGTTTATCTACGAATGGAAAGCCACCCAAGAAGTAAAAGAGTTCGTAGTCCAGTTCCAACAGGAACTAGTTGATCCGATTCTTAGCGCTTGCGAAACTGTAGTTCGGGCGCTAGATTCATCAGTCCCACCCATGCGTCCAGCGTGGGTAACGGACTCAGAACATAAGACATGCAAGCAATGCCCATTCAAAAACACATGCTGGAAGGAAAACGATGCGAACAATACTGCGACCAGAACCGATGACAATGACAAACCCTTCACAGGACAACTCCTCAGTGAGGGAGAAGTTCAATCAGAAGTTCACGATGCCCCCACGACCAGCGGGGGAGATGCCACAGGTACCTCAGTATCTGGACGAGTTATCAGACGCTGAACTTATGTCTCTCTACGGAGAGTTCATGGCGTGGGTGTCATACGCTAAATCAGAATTGGTTGAAGCAGAGATCAGCGAAGAACGACAAGCAAACAACTGTCGTATCGTTGAAGCACGTTGCTTGATCGGTCAATGGAGTGACACTGCTAAAGGTGACACCGTGACATTGGCTAAAGCCCGCCGAGATGTTGACCCTGATGTTATTGAACAGCAGGAAGAACACTTGAACTCCCGTGCATACCGCAAGATGGTGGACTCAGTGTTTGAACGTTGTGAGCGTGGTGCACAGGTATTGTCCCGAGAACTTAGTCGCCGTATC